ATTATCGCAACTGTGCATAACAACTAAGTGTTTTGGTATCTTTGTTTGTGTATGTTCTTCATAACTTACACGATGTGTTGTACGCATTTTATTATCATCACGCATCATGCCATAACCAATATTGTTTTTGCCACCTTGCCATATCCAGCAATCTGTTACTTCATTAATAACTATTCTACTTAATAATCTATCTAATAAGCTTACGCCACTTTTGCCTCTTCCTTTATTCATATTAACTCCAAACTTGATAATCTTCTTGTTGTTCACCATTCATAATTTCTTCCCATGTTGGTCCACCTGGATACAAAGGGCTATCTGGCATATGCTTTAAGCCAGGATTATTTTGTCTAGTCAAACGTGAATCCATACCAACGTATTCAGCAATACCGGAACTTTCATGTTCAATAGGGAATAGATAGTGAATGCCATAACGGATACAGTCACCTAAGCCGTCAATGTGTGCATATCTTTGTTCAGTGTATTTCACTAACTTCTTGCGTGTACCATCTTCAAAGTGATACGTTTGCATTGCTTCTAATAAAAACTTATCATCCGGTCTAACTACTAAACCACCACGATTTATGAATGCATTACTTGTATTGTCTGTATCACTAATGAGTGGATTACTCTTACGATTGTTAACGATTGTAAAGCCATATTTTTCTAAGATGATTCTGTCTGTTACACCAAACGCACTTGTGGTATCTCTATTGACTTGTGTACCACTCATGTCAATAATACTGTTGATTCTACGCTTAGGAAAATCTAATCTAATCGCTTCAGCAATACCTTCTGTACTACAGTCATTGATGGCATAACTTTTAAGTATTTCCATCTTACCATTTTGTGAACGTTGATTACTAATCTGTGCTACAACTGCACACATAACACGTTTGTTAAAGTCGTGAAACGTGTACACATCACCACCTCTATCAATTACTTCATTGCAATGTTTATGCCTATCGAACGTGTAAAAGAATTGGTCGGCAACACTTTCCCATTGACACATGTAATCTTGATTGAACTTGAGGGGACTGATGATGCGTTTTTGTTCTTCAATAAAGTTCTTATTACCACTACGCATTTGCAAATAATTGTAATGACGTACAATGTACTTCTCTGGATTTTGTAATGCAAGTTGAAACAAGTCGTGCAAAGGTCCTGTACCATTGGGCGTACTGATAATGATTAGTCTACCGGCAGTATCTGGTTGTCCCACTTTGGGGCGTAAGCGATTGGTAATCTCTTGTAATGTATCTTGTGTGTAAAGTGCGGCTTCGTCTGCTACCCATACGCCAACGTTTAATCCTCGTAAGTTTTCTCGTTGTTCAGCACTTTTACAGCGAATGAATGTACCATTAGGAAAACGTATTGTTAGTTCGCTGTTATTAATATCTTTGCCATCTACTAGACCAAAGTATTCTATGCAGGATTTTTTGAGTGGTTCCCATATCAGTGACTTAATCATTGCACCTGTTGGAGCTGAATAGATTATGTCTTTGCCTTTGTGAAACTGAGGGTCTGATGCGAATATTGGCAGTGCAATAGCAGCCAAGAATGTTTTTCCACTACCAACGGGCACTATGTCAATTGAGTGCTTATCAGTAGTGAGCCAATCTGCTAGAATAGTTTTTTGCTCACCATACAAAGGAACCGTTACGTTACGCATCTTTCCAATCGATTAATTCTGTTGTTGGAAATGTAAATGATGCGCCTAATGCTTCACCCTTGCTTGTAATGTCTTGTGTTGCTACATCAGCAAAGTAGTATTTTGCAAATGCTGTTTGATACTTAAACAACATTTCGTGATCTCCACGCATTCTGGCTTCATACATATCACGTGCTAAATCTTCTTTTAAGTTAGCTCCATGTATTTTTCTGTATTCTTCTAAAAACTCTACACCTTGAATCTTATTTGTTGAGCCAACTTTTCTTCCCGCGCCAGGGCGTTTGCCACCACGTTTGCTAGGTGCTTTTAGCTTGATTTCTGCCTGATTGTTTTTCATCGGCTCCATCTCGAATGCATTAGTCAAACTGTTATTGACTACATTTTGATCATATTGTGTTTTGTTAATCATCTAACAATCCTTCACTTCTTAATATGTTTTTTGCCCATGCTAATCCAGGGGGACCTCCCCATAACAAGTAGGCTTGTGTGCCGGGTGTATTTTCTCCGGGCTTGTAATATACTTCTGCACGACTTAAAAAACTGTATGTTCTTTTTACTGTATCTAAACTAACAGCTTGTCTATTCATAAATTGTCTAGCACGATTTAATCCTACACTTGTGCCACCACGATTGCTTGGACTTACTTTTTCACGCATCTCTAATCCACGTTTTGCGTTTGCTGCCATTTGTTCTGTTGCTCTGTAATTCATATTAATCTCCTATGCTATTACGAAACTCACGCTCTAATGTTCTATGCAAATAATGATATGGCGTGTACTGTCGTAATTCTTTACGAAATTGTTTTAATTCTTCAATATCCAACGTACTCATTATCATGTAAATTGGATGCCACTTATTCTCGCAACATAATAATGGTGCAAGTTTTGCTGTGTCATACTTTGCTTTTTCTGACATATTTTCTTTTTACTTTAACGACAGGTTCAGTTGGTGTTTCGATTACTACTTGATGTTTAGGTATCAATACCTCACCAGTTGGTTTGCGCTCGAAAGCTAATTTAATCTTTTCCCAAATACTTTTAATCATTACCAATATACCTTTTCATAATCTTCACTGTTATCTGTTTCATCAAGACCATCGTAGTATTCACCAGTTGCTTTATGCTTAAACTTTAATGAGCCAAATACTGAGAGGAACTTTTGATTCTTCTTGCCCCATGCTTGTGTTAGTTCAAGGAACCTATCACGCCCAAACATAATCTGTAATTGTGTTTTACAATCTTCTGGACTTGGATTAATATCGTTCTTTGTATCAGTTAGTGTGTGCATAAAACTTATGCATTGGTCGATCTCTAACTCTGTCATGTGTGGTGATAGTTCTGTGACCATTTTATCAAAGTTTTTAATGTGACCAACATACATTGGTTTGTCGATCAATCCTTTAAATTCTGCCATATTAATGTATTACACTTTCTGTAGTCAAGCCATCTAATCGTTCGTTAACGTCAATATTAACACTACCTTTAAGTTCAGTAGTCATACCACTTTTGTATTCTTTTAAGTAGTTCTCTTGCTGTAATGCACCTAGGAACTGATGTATTGTGCGTAAGCCAAGTATCTTCATTTCAAATAAATGTTTGTTGTCATCACTTAATTCATCGATGTTCATCTCCATCATTCTTTCTATTGAAATTTCAATATCTTTAACTAATGGGTCTACTGTTACAACAAGTTCTTCATTGTCTCTGTATAGTTTGTATGTGTATTCAATTTGTTGCGTCATATATTTCCTTAAATTGTTCTATGGTTATTTCACTGTAATTACTATCTGTAATGTCTAATTGTCTAGTTCCATTTACTCTAATAATTTTTTGATTAGGATGATCTTTTAGTATTCTTCTTAATCTTTGTATCCATTTTGTATCTGTCATACTGGCTGCAGGCCATATATAACTACTTTGATAGTTGTTTGTACCTGTGTACACATTTGGCAATGAACTTGGATCACTGCTATAATCAAATCCAATTACATAAACAATTTCATGTTCATTACTCATTGCTAATCTTAACGCACTATTACCACTATCATGCGTTTCACGTTCTATCTTACAAAAGTTTATTGGCTCGCCTTCTTTTGCTAGGTCATCCATTTTATTACAATGTTGTGTGTAAAACTTTGTTTTATGATGAACTTTATTATCAACTACTTCACATACCATAAGAATATCCATGCTTATTAAATAATCTGGCATGTAGTCTCTGTATAATGCATTACAACCATACGTTGTCATTTTGCTACCAATCGTTTCTAAACTCAATGTTTTACGACTAGGGCCATTACCAATTACACAGGCTGTCTTCACTTTTTCATCTTTGTGCAAATGTCTCTCCCATTAACTGTTCCACCATAACGATAGCCATCCCAACATTGTTTGCCGTCTGCACCTTTTTTCTTTGTGCCGGGCTTTTCACTGATAGGCTTTTCATTAACGCCATCACGATACATTGTTTTGCCATTCATTGTAATTCGTTGTGTAGCCATTATTTCTTCTCCATGTCTTTCTTTTCTTTGTATCCACTAGCATGTATTGCTTGTGCTTGTTTCTCTGCATCTTTACGATCTTTGTACAATTTACCACTATCACCATAGCGATACATTCTTTGACCATTCTGTGTTACAACTTGTATTGGCATTTTTTTGTCTTCCTTAGTAGTATTTAGTATTTTGCATTTA